CTAAGTGCCAATTTGAAAGTGAAATTTATTTAAGCTTGGCAGTAACCTTGGCAGTAACCTTGATACATCACTGTCCAGTAATATTATTGTAAATAATTTCTCAAGAAAATTACGGAGTATTGATAGTTCTATCATAATTTCGTCAAACAAAATATCTAGTTCTTTCTTTAAATCATAATCGTAACTATCAATTGAGTTTAATTTGTTTAACATATAATAATTATATTTTTCAATGTAACTATTAACTGTGTTTTTTATTTTAAAATCATTACATTGTATTCTACTAGTTGTAATTATTCGAGTGATACGTTTACATATGTTTTTCAATGTCTCTATTAGATTATTAGAGATGTCTTCATAATCATCAATGTTATTAATGTATTCCTTTATATAAGTAAATGATGCATATATTTCTTCCATGTTTAGATCAATAAAATCAAATGATTTTATAATTAACTTGTCGTCATAGTTATCGAATTTCCTAAATCTATCATAAACATAATTTGCATTATCAATTTTCCCATAATATGATATTTGTATATTTTCCAATTGTTCAATTATGAATTTTCTTTGTGAGAAATAAATATCAACTTTATTTTTCTTTTGTGCTTCTTCTAATTGCTTTTCTGCTGTTTTTATTTGTTTGTCAGTTTGTAATGAGCGATGTGCATATACAACAAAAGCACCCAGTATAGGAGATAGCGCTAAAATCCCTAAGGGGAATTTTTGTATGTTTAAGAAAGAATTAAACCCTATACTATCCAGACGGAAGGGATATTCTGAACCAATCCATATCATAAGATATAAACTTAAAATTAAAGGAAGTAAAATTACAACTTGAAAGAGATATTGTGAATGCAAACTATTTGTATTTAATAATAGCGTGTAATTATTTAATTTTTTGAAGATGATAGGCGGTAATATCTTCAAGATTACAGGGAATAATATTAATAAAAGAAAAAAACCAATAATCCACCACATATTATTTCCTTAACCTAACCAATGGATTAAACATAACCGCATCATTAAGATGATCCGGTGCAAAGTGTGCATAACGCATCGTCATTTTGATATCTGTATGCCCGAGAATGCGCTGAAGAACCAGAATGTTACCGCCGTTCATTATAAAGTGACTGGCGAAGGTATGACGTAAAACGTGAGATAACTGACCAGCTGGTAATTCAATTTCAGCCCGTTTGATAGCAGTTCTGAACGCAGAATAGCAGGAACTGAAAAGAGGTTTTGAGCCTTTGGATTTTGGTAGTGATGCGTACAGGTCATCGCTGATTGGTACGGAACGGTTACGCTTCCCTTTGGTTTTGGTAAAGGTGATCATATTTTTGGTAACCTGACCGCCGGACAATTCTTCGGCTTCTGACCATCTCGCCCCGGTAGATAAGCAAATCTTCACCACCGGCAGTAAGTGCGGAGCCGAACTGTTCTCACATTCACCCAGCAATCTGATAATTTCTTCATCAGACAGGAACGCCATTTCCTGTTCATCTGTTTTGTATGGGCGGATTTTGGATAACGGGTTTTCGCCGTTCCATTCATCAATCCGGGATAGCTCATTAAACACAGCCCGGAAATAAGCCAGTTCAAGATTGACCGTGCGCGGGGTAACTTTTTTCACCCGGTCAGAACGGGTCAGTTTTCCGCTAATCCGTTGTTCGCGGTAGGAAGAAAAAAGTTTTGCGGTAAACTCTGTGGCGGCAGGGCTACCCATGGCTTCACAGGCAAACGTCATTGCGGATAGCCGCCTTGCACCGTCATTCAGTGTAACGCCGTGTGAGCGGTACCACGTTTCGACCAAATCCAGCAGTGAACGTCTGTCAATTTTTTCACCAAGCCAGGGCTTATCTTCAGCCTGTTCTTTGATATAGCGCTCATAGGCAATTGCTTCGCCTTTGGTTGTGAACTGTTTTCTGATCCTGCGGCCATTTCTACCGTTTGGGAAACATTGTACAAGCCAAACACCATTATTTATTTTTGTGATAGACATATTAGAATAATGATCCCTGCTTTATTGCTGGAATTAATAATTCAGGATCTACATCCTTTGCGTCCCCTATAAGAAAGGGACTATCAGAAGAGTGTTTTAGTTTGTTATTTTTGACGGAGTCTAAATCGTATGTAGCATAACAATAAGTACAGTTATGTAAACAAGTATTATATTCACCTATATCAATACTTTTTATACAACCACATGCTTCTCGTTGGCCAATATCTTTTTTAGAAGAAAAATTAATGTTAAATACTTTTTTCAATAGTCTATCATCAATACATTTTCCATGCTGAACACCTAAGTAGCTTAAATCGATAGATTCAGCACAGGTTTCGATCATCATTCCTCTATCATTTGCTATTTTGACCATGAATTTTACTAATTCATTCATGATTGCTTCTTCATTCAAAATATCAATATACTTGAAATTTTCAATTAAGCTGAGGTTTTTTATGGTCTTTTTATAGAAATCAGCAAAGCTAATAACAACTTTGTTAGTTTTTCCAACTAAGTTGTCTGCAATTTTAGTGAATAGTCTTTTGTGTTCATTTAAAGTCAAGGTATTAGATATTAAAATAGGGTCATAACGCCATATTATTTTTTCTTTGCCAATTATATTGCTTAGTTCAACAAAATTTTCTATTGTTTTATATGGGCTTTTGACATTTTTTTCTATTGCTTTTGGATAACCTGTTATAGTGTATTGAAAATAATAATTATAATCTTTCAATGCATCTAGATTTTTCATTAGCATAGATGCATTTCTAGTCCAAAAAACAAATGCATCGACATCTTCCGGTAATAAAGAGACTCGAGATACTTTTCTATTGAATGGGTTTTTTATTAGCACAAATCCTGCTTTTAATCTATTTAAAAGCCAAGGTGTATAAAATGCAGGAATATCAGTTCTTCTGCTGACGCTAATAATCATGATTAATCCTTTCTATAAATAAAAAAATTAAATCCCATCATGTCATTATTAATTTTTGTTATGGGGTGATAAATAACCTTGCAATCTTCACATTGTTTTTTGGGTTTGAATGTTTTAATTGAGCATTGTATAGCTTTAACATTAAAGTTATTAGAAGCTTCATAAAAATTATCACCTGTATAATACCATGTTGTCATATGTGTTTGTGGTTCAATAATGTCGTCTTTTGGTTGAAAGATAGTTAATATGGAAAAACCATTTTCTATCATTTTGTTATGAAATTTCTCATATGACGTAGGATAACGATAATTCTCTCTAGATGTAAGTACGTAATATGATTTTTTAGAGGTTGAACTTAATAGATTAGCAAGATTAGTTAAAGCGTTATCAATATCTAGATTAGATATTGACTTTGGAAAAATAATAGCATCAATATCATTTATATCATATGAATTAACTTCTGATATTGATTTTTTTATGTGAGAGAAATTATTCCCTTTATCTGGAAATAATGAATCATTCCATCTGGTAAAGTCTAACCCTTTGTAATTAAAAGTTATATCATGCAAGTTGTCTTTTAATGCATAATAATCTGTTGCAGCACCACAACCTAAAGAAATAAAGTTTAATGATTTAACTTCACGACTTGTTATATACATATAAAAACAATGAGATAACATGCAATATTCTGCATAATATGCAGGAAAATATCTTATTGTATAGATACTTTGGTATATAGAGTCATTATAATTTGCTGATGAGGGCTGCGTTGATGAATGATTACACCAGTGTACCTGATTGTTGTTAAGATATTCTTCGTTTTTTTTAATTGTTATGTCTATAATTTCTTTACTTATAATAAAATCGGTATATTTCATATCAATAATCCCTTATTTCTTTGACTATCCGTCCGACTATAGTTAAATCAGCCAAGTCACAATCAAATGCCATACCGGAACCGGAGACACGGACTTTTTGCATCGGCATCCGGGTAAGTGTGCGGATGTTGAACCGGCCATCAATTTTTACCAGCCATTGCCCGTCGAACACATCCCCGTGTTTTTTATCTACCAGGTAATAATTTTTTCCGTCCTGCACGCTGATAGGGTCTGATGGGATTGGGGTGCCGGCACCAAATATAACTTTGTCGATCATTAAGTCACCGGCTTCAAAAAGGTTGCCATCAATCAGCTTATGGTTTGTTACCCGCAAGATATCAACTGACTGATTTTCATACATCTTACCTTTGCCTGTAGCCAGCCATTCTAAGGTGACACCAGTTTCAGCCATGCACTGAACCACCATATCAGCAGGAAATGTATCCCTTCTATAACGCCCCGATAGACTACTAGAAGCCATGTCGAAGTGTTGGGCAAGCATCAGCTTAGAACTGAAGCCATAAGCCTCGATCATACGGTCAAGTACCGGGCCGCTTTTACTGAACGTATCTAAATGAAATTTACCCATATTAAATATTGGTTTCTCGCATAAGACGAAAATCAATCTTGATTATTCGTAAAAAGCGAGATAACCTTAGCCTTGTCTGTAGTTTTAAACGAATAACATCGAACGCAATCGATGTATAGATAAAGAGGATTTTGCCTTATGCGTCCAAACATTACAATCGCGGTACAGGAACCATTTCTGCCGGTAGACGAGTTTTGCCGCCGTCATGGCATGGCACTAACGACAGTCCGCGACATGATCAGAGATGGCCGTCTGCCAGTTCGTGGTAAGAACCCGAATCTGAAGGGCGGAAAAGTCTTCATCAACATGCTAGCGCTGACTGTTGAAGCCGCCGCATCCTGCAACATTTCACTGGAAGCGAAGTGATTCTTTCGCTTTTTGAGAATAAAGACCATGTTTGATTATCAGGTATCCAAACAAAACCACTTTGAAATTGCGTGTATTGCGTTTTCTGCAAAGCACAAAGGTGACCTGGTCCGGATTGCGGAGAACATCGGAATGCGTCCGCAGATGCTGCGCAACAAACTGAATCCGGAACAGCCGCACATGCTGACGTGCCTTGAGCTGCTGAAACTGACCGACGAAACAGAGGACGCTTCAATACTGGACGGACTGCTGGAGCAGTTGCAGTGTCAGCCGTCAGTGCCGGTCAATGAGCAGAAAGACGGGAATCTCAGCACCTATTTATTACAAACAACGGCAGCGGTGGGAAGTCTGGCCGGTGCAGCGGTTTCAGATAGTCGCATCAATGCCGCCAGTGCCAACGAAATGAAAAGCCGGGTAAATACAGCAATACGCTGCCTGACGCTGATCGGTGTGACTATCTCAGCCCGTTTACACGGTACCCCGACTTTCGTGTCCGCCGTGGATGTGATCACTACGATGATGTGAGGAAGTTATGAATATCCAATTTCAGCACAAATTAACCGGCGAGTCAGTCATGCGCCATTCACACAAAAAACATACCTGCGCGGATAAAGTGACGCTGATTGTTTCTTTAATCGCGCTGGCCTTTCTCATTATTAAGTGAGGTTCATTATGCAACAGGCTTATGATATCGGCGAACCACGCGCCTTTGCTATTCCGGTCAGCCAGCGTACAGACGGGTTAAACCATATCGCAAAATTACGTTCTGAACATTTCGGTGTGGAAAATAAAGAACTGGAAAAATTCTTTAAAGAAATGCGTGACCGTTTTGATCCGATGTATCAGGACAATAAAAAATTCCTTGGTGTTATTTTATATATGGCGAATATCGAAAAGGAAAAACACGATTGTGATTACAATGATTTCAGCAGCAATGAAATCTTTGACATTGTAAAAGCAATTAACCATATCAGAGCAATCAGCGCGATATTACCGAAGCACCTCGTTTTACCACAGTAATTATATAAATAAGTTTTTAATGACCTTGATCGGTCAGGGCTTTTTATTACCTGAAAAAAGGAAAACACCATGACTATACCATCACCTATTTTTATGCCAGCCGCACACTCAGAAACCGATAACGCCGTTGTTATCGAATGTGTCATTAAACAAAACCGTATGGATGAGCGCCGCACGGTTGCTGATCGCTACGCATCCCGCATGCGCGTTATTGGCGCGATAGCCGTTCGGGACAAGCTGGATTGTTATCAGATTGCTGAGTTGCTTGAGGGTGAAGCGAGTCGTGCAGAGAACGAAAGCTGGGAGAGCGACCATGCCTGACTATATCGACCATTCCGCAGAAATGCAGGAACAGGTTTTAAAGCACAGCATCAACGCGATAGTAAATCGTCGCGTTGGTGATTCTCTGCCTGAGTGCATCGACTGCGGCCAGCCAATACCGGCAGAACGCCGGTTAAAAGTGCCGGGCTGCCAACGGTGTATTAATTGCCAGGCAACCCATGAACTGAAACAGCAACATTACCGGAGTGTGTGAAGTGGAAAAAATAGCGATGTATACGAACTTAATGCATCGCTTTTTGGGTTATTACTTTTGCTGTTTTTTGATTTTATCCATTTCTGTTTTGACTGCGGGAATAGCAAAAATAGCATCGTAGCCTCGGAATGTTGCGTCGGGAGCCAGCAGATTAACAAGTCCTATTTTTTCCAAAAAATTACAAATGGATACATATTCATTTAAACCTGAACCAGTAATTTTGCGATAGAGAAATCCGTCATGGTAAAGAGCCACAGGGTAGGACATTGAGCCAAACATTGGTTCTGTTTTGTTTTTCAACCAGCTTGTGATTTTTTCATCATAGTCAGGTCTTGAGTGATCACCTGTATAGCTATGTTTCATTTTATTCCTCAATAGGTTGTGTAATGACTAATACAGCAGAGATGCTTAACAATGTAGACAAAACGTTATACTGGAACAAGCAGATCTTACCTATAGAACGTCCGTTCCTGACCTATGAGGAAATACAGGAACGTCAAACACGCGCTAAAAAGCTGAAGCTTGCTGAACAAAGGCTGAGTGAACAATCAAAAATTGTTCAGATGCATGTGAATAAGCTGATTGATGAAGTCGGTAAAGACCGGGGTGCTGACGCTGTAGGCGCATTTCTGGCTAAAAACTTTCTTGAGCGGATTTTGCCACGTGTTGATTTGGTTACGGCTAAATATCATCTGGCAAAGACCGAACAGGATAACTACCGGTATTTTAACTGGTTTAACAAACTACCTGACCTTAACAGTAAAAGTATTGAATCACTGTCTCAGGAAATAGCAGCCTTTATTTATAATGACCTTGCAGAACTGGCTGAAGGAAGAACAGACGAAAGTGATCTCAAAATTATCTGGCAGCTTTTTATGCGTGCCGCTGCTGTTACCCGATCCTATCGTCAGGAAGTGCCTTTATTTTTTAAGCTGACCGAGCGTGAATTTAACGAAAAAGACGCTTATGCCGCCATAGCCAGAATGACATCAGATAAATGGTGGCTGAACGTATTGCGCCGCCATAACAATGCATGGCGTGAGCACCTGCAAATCGCATTAAACAATGTGAGCAAAAAGAAAAGCATTTATGCCAGCAGGGTAACTATCAGTGAATGGCGGGAACAAAAGCGGCGGACGCGTGAATTTCTCAAATCTATGGAGCTGAAAGACGAAGAAGGAAACCGCGTCAGCCTGATTGATAAATTCTATGGTAGTTCAGCAAATCCGGCGATCCGCAGAACTGAAATGATGGTGCGGATAAGAGGGTTTGAAAATATCTGTAATGAACTCGGCTATGTAGCTGAGTTTTACACGTTAACAGTACCATCAAAATATCACGCGACGACTCGTCACGGGCACCGTAACCGCAAATGGAACGGCAGCAGCCCGGCAGACACGCAGAAATACCTCAGTAAAGTATGGAGCAAAATCCGGGCAAAACTTCACCGGGATGATTTGCGGATCTTTGGTATTCGTGTTGCAGAGCCTCACCATGACGGAACCCCCCACTGGCATATGCTTTTCTTTATGCGCCCGGAAGAAGCTCCGGCAGTACAGAAAATCCTGCGTGACTATGCCTATCAGGAAGATTTCCACGAACTGACCACACGTAAAGCGCTGAAAGCACGGTTTCATGCCGAAGTTATAGATCCGGATAAAGGTTCTGCTACGGGCTATGTTGCTAAATACATATCAAAAAACGTTGACGGGTATGCAATGGATGATGAAAAGGACGATGAAAGCGGACAGCCGATGAAAGAAGCTGCCAAAGCTGCTGCTGCCTGGTCTGCCCGGTGGAATATCCGTCAGTTTCAGTTTATCGGCGGTGCGCCGGTAACGGTATACAGAGAACTGCGCAGAATGGCAGATCACGATACAGCAGCAGGGCTTGATATCAGCTTTGCTGCGGTTCATGACGCGGCAGATCACGGGGACTGGGCGGGGTATATAAATGCTCAGGGTGGCCCGTTCGTAAAACGTGATGAATTAGTCGCCCGCCTTTGGTATGAGGAAACGGAAGAAATGAATGATTATGGCGAGGAAATTATCCGTATCAAGGGGGTTTTTACTCCGATAGTTGGCATAGACACGCCGATCCTGACCCGGCTCAAACAGTGGAAGATTGTGCCGAAGTTAGACGACGCGAATGCGGAGTCTGCTGTTAGTGGCGCGAACGCGCCACCTAGGAGTTCTGTCAATAACTGTACGGAGGCACGGAGGACGATTAACGGAAAAGAGAAAAAAATCCGGTCTGTGATGGCAGATTTACGGTCAACCGGCAGAGAAATCAGCCCGGAACAGGCCGGAAAATTGATAAGTGGATCAGGAATTGTGATAGACGGCCGGGAAATTACCCTGCTGCCGGATGGCCAGTTGCGGTACCGAGCCAGCACAACAGAAAAATATGAAAAATATAGAAAAAAATCTGCGTCAATTTTGGCGCGGGTCGGCAAAATGCGATCCGGACTGTGAAAAATAGATGTTCACAAGCTTAAATTATTTAAATATACTGTAATTATATACAGTATTTTAAGGGGTATATTACCGTGATTGATTTAGATGATGTTTCGACCCTTGAACGGATCGCTGTCATAGCCAGGATTGCGGCTGGTAGCAGTTGCACAGTCCGAGAGCGCAGTATTTTGCTAATGTTGGTCGTGGAACTGGCAGAGAGCGGGTATCAGGATAACTTGGAAAACATTAGAAAATATGATACAAAGCTGACCATCCAAAATACTGATGAATCCTTTATGGCGAATTAATATGAAAGATTTTTTTGCTAATTTATTTAAATGTACATCTGAAACAATGATAGAAAGAGTTAAAAATCCTATTGTTGGTTCTTTTATTTTTTCTTGGTTATTTTTTAATTGGAAAGTAATCTTAATTTTATTATTTGGTGATAAAGAAATAGACGATAAAATAAACAGTATATCAGCATTAATTTCATATAAATCTTTTCTATTTCCGTTGGCCTTTGCTTTTTTATATAGCTGGTTGCTTCCTGCTTTTTCTTTAGGTATTGATATATTATTAAAGCCAATTGTGATAAGAGCGCTGAAGATACGTACGGATAGAGAAGTTACAGAATACGAATCAAGGGAGACTACAGGAAAAAAAAGGGCAGATGCTGAATTAGCTTATGAGCTACAAAAAACAGGGGGGTTGGAAAAAATTCAAAGAATGCAAGAGGAAATTACAGCATCAAAAGATAGAGAAGGAGTATTAGCTCAAGAAAGGGACGAGGCTATTGATGAAAAAAATAAAATAAATAAAGAAAATGCTATTTTAAGAAAAAAATATCTTGATGCAGTTAATGAAGTTAAAGTTATTCAAAATAAAATACCAAAAAAAGAAAGAGATAAAAATGTTCTTAATAGTGTTCAGGCATTTTATAATAATAACTTTGATGGTGTGAGTGGCAGTAAATACACGATTATCAATAATATAATTGAATTGTTAGGTCTGGATTTTCATTCACATCTATCTAATATTAATAATAAGCAGAAGGAGATTATTGAATCGTCTTTAGGGATTGGTGATATAAATGAAGTAATCATTAATGATTTAAATATCTTTGATTTTCTTCGTGATTTTAATGTGGAGAAGCTATCCTTTTTAGAAAGTAACCTTATATGAAGATAAAAAGCCACCTTCCGGCGGCTTGTTTGTCAGGCGACACTCGCATTAATCAGATTTAGTGCCATCTGTCTGTGTTCAGAATTAAGCCCGGTCAGGGCTTTTTCCAGTAAATGTTTTTTGTCTTTGGCGCTGGGGCTGAGAGTGTGTGAAAAAGTCAGTTGTAAAACAAAGGTATGGCCGCACTCAACATCAGAACAGGCGCAATACAGATCGGCAAGCTCCCGGTGTTTGCGATTACTTTTACGTATTACTGCGGCTGCTTCGCAGACCGGACAAAATACTTTCATCTTGCGCATATTATTTTTCCATAAAACCGTTAACTCACGTAATTTTACTTTATTTTGTCTCATTTTTCACCTGAACCTGCGGCATCTTCTTTAAAACGGAGTTTAAGATTTTCTGGTATTTCAGGGTCACTGTTGACCGCGTCAGCAAACATCCGTTGCACCGGGATAACTTCATCCTGCCGGTATGCCTCCCGCGCTTTCAGCGGGTCGCCCAGTCCGCCGACATTGCCGGGAATAATACCGGCCAGCCCTGCCGGGAACCGGTGGGCGGTGAGAACGTCCTGAGCACTGATATTTTTTACGTTACTGAATTCATCATTAGCGGAAATATCCCCCACCGGAATAAATTTAATCCCTTCAGCATCCCCGCCGGGGATATGCACGAACAGGGTTTCAAAGTTACCGATACCTTTACTGTGCTGTAATTTTTCTGTGATCATGTCTTCCACTTCATCGGTCAGCATCGGGTCATTACAGTAGAGCATTCCGCCGGGATGCGCCCCGTTGTGGTAGTAACGACGGCGGAAAATGGTTGCTTCGCTGTTGAGCAGCGCCGCATGTATGCCGCCGATATAATCCGGGATGCCGTAAACCTGTTGTTGCGGGTCGTACTGCTTCATATAAATCACATCGTCAGGCGGGTAAATCATCGGTTCCCCTTCCTGCAATATCACAAAATCATCATCTTTGCGGCGGCGCATAAACAGTGCAGGCAGGACATACAAGCCGGTTACTTCACCCCAAAAGTTACGTAGTTTTAAAATGGCCGCATCACCGAATATCAGATAATCCATAACAGCAGCCCGTAAATCCTGATGGTTCAGACCGCCATCAATAAAATCGGACAGCACCATACCGGCCCGGGCATGAATCACTCCGCCATGCTGCGCGTTCAGGTTTACCAGCTGCGCCAGCGCAGTGCGGTCAATCGGCAGCGTGTAATGATCATAATCGTTGTCATACCAGATATTCTGATAGTCCGTGTGGGTTGTCAGAATTGGCTCAGGCTTACCCAGGGTGATAATGCTCATATTCCGTTTTGTGCCGGCCGTTTTAGCCGCGGTCTTCCGTAACTTTTTTTTGCTCATCATGCAGCCTTTTGAAAGCGGTATTTTGATTTACGCTGTTTTTCGTTGTTCAGTGGTTCGTTGGCCACTGCGTGAGAGGTGGCAAAGAACACATCGGCATGCCCTGTCTCTTTGCTGCGGTCGGCAACAAATGTCATAGCTCCGCCTTTGCCGGTCATTGTGTGACGGATGCCGAGGAAGCTGGCCAGAATCTCTTTTTGTTCCTCGTTCCACTCCAGGCGCTGATCGTCGACAAGGTCAATCATTTTGAGTACCAGTTGTGTTTTGGTGTTCTGGCTGTAGTGAATGGCCGTTGTTATACGCGGCGCGAAGTCTGACACCATTTCATACACGCCGTGGCCGATACCGGTGGTATCAATGCCGATATGGGTAAACCGGTATTGTTTGGTGAGATCCTCAATCTGTTTTGCCTGGTGTTTCCATGCCATACCCTGCCAGTAGTAGGTAGCCAGAATCCGGAAACTTTCACCGGGTCTTTCCGGCGGTGCGACGATAACAAAGGTGGAGGTATCACCGGAACGCGCCGGGTCATAACCGCCCCATACTTCCCGGTTGCCGAACGGACGCGCGGCATCCGGGTCGTGATCATCCCAAAGCCCGATATCAACGGCACATTTTTCCAGGTCGTTATATTTGAAGACTGATGCGCCGGAATCGACAAATACACACATATACAACATGTTAAAGGTGTCTTTGTTATAGCGGTTGCGCAGCTTATCAATGGTGGCCAGATTGAAGCCGTTACGGACAGCGTCCTCAATGGTAATAACATAACGCCACTGACCATCCGGGCAATCTCTGCCGCCGTCCTGCATATCTTCAAATTCAGGAAATTTGATATCTTTACGTTTAGAGTCGGTACCGCGCCACTCGTCACCCGTCCAGAACGGGTAAGCCGGATGGGTTTTGGAACTCGGTGTTGAAAAGTAAGTGGTGCGCCATTTGTCGTGTGTGGCCATGGCGGACGCGACTTCGTTCAGCTTTTTGAAATCCGGGACCCAGAAATATTCATCACAATAAAGATGCCCGCTGTAGGACTGCGCCGTGTTTTTATTGGTGGATAAAAAACGCAGCTCCGCGCCGTTGCTCAGTCTGATCGGGTTTCCGGTCAGTGTCACACCGAAATACTGTTCTGCGATATTGACAATATAAGAGCGGAAGACCTCCGCCTGTGGCCGGGACGCGGATAAAAATATCTGCGGGTCGCCGGTTAATACGGCATCTTCAAAGGCTTCAAAGGCAAAATACCAGGTCGCGCCAATCTGGCGGGATTTCAGGATATTGCGGATAGCCTTTTTAATATTGATGCGCAGATGCTTCTGATAGCCGAACAGCATTTCATCGGCAAACTGCTGGAAATCTTCCGGGGTCAGTTCAGAAATATCGTTTTTCTTATACCGGCGTTTTTTCTGCGGCTCTCCGTTTTCATCTGTGGTGTACCCGCCGCCGGATCCCGACTGTGCTTTTGCCTCTGCCAGCTTTTCTTTGTGCTTATTCTGCTGTGACATCAGTTTGACGTGATGGGCGATCAGCCTGTCCAGCTCGTCTTTATCCGCGTCACTTTTATTGTTGCGCTCTGTCAGTAGCACCACGCGGCGATTTATCGCCTCAATTACGCTTTCATGACTGAGCATATCCGCCCAGTTCCATTTCTGCGCCCAGTAATAAACGATCCGCCGGTTAGGCAGATTTAATTCCTCCGCGATTTCCGCCGGAGTATAGCGCCGCAGGTAAAGCGATTTTGCGACCTGTATTTTTGCATCAGAGTGTTTAGCCATAGTCCGGACATTGTGCGGTATCAGGAACAGCGCGGCATCAACAGGATTTCGGCTATAGAGCTATATCCGAACTGAACCATTCGCGGTGTGAATCGTTATTCGTAATACTGGCGGCTCAAAGGGAAAGGAATGCAGTTAAAGGACAGGGAATGTCGCAATTACGCACAACATGGATCTGCATTGCCACGGAAGGCGAAACAGCAGACGGGCGCGAAATTCTGCATGAAGAAATTATCGACATGGCAGAAACCTACGACCCGTCACTGTACACCGCCATGATATGGCCCCGGCATCATCCGCCGGGAGAGGACAGAGGCGATCCGCTGGGTGAAGTGCTTGAACTCAGAGCCGATTACGACGACGAAGGAACTCTGCATCTGTATGCGATTCTTCGCCCGTTTGCGCGGTTGCTGGAAATGAACGGCCAGAATCGCGGAGTTTTCACCTCTGTAGAGATGAATCTCAATTTTCGCGGCAGCGGAAGAACCTACTTAGACGGATTGGCGGTAACGGACACACCGGCAAGCGTTGGTACCACAAGATTACATTTCAGTCGGAACGATAAAGGAAATCGGAAAATGACAACGAAAGCAAAAAAGACATGGCGTCAGCGTTTCGGGATTGAAGAAATGCCCGCAGCAACACAACCTGAAGTAGTGGATGGCGACAAATTACAGGCATTAGCGCAGGCGCTGGCGGATGCAGAGGCACGTATTGCTGAGCTGGAAGCGGAATTGGCGCAGACAGTGCAGGACGTTGAAACCGTAAAAGAAGTCGTTGATACGGAAGAATTCGCCAAACTGCGCGATAACCTGCCGGAACTGACCAAATCATTCGACAAAATTGCAACGAAAACACCAGGTAAAAATCCGGGCGCTAAACGTAAAGAGTTTGAGCACCTCTGATCGCCGGTCAGAGTCCGTTCCGTAAAAAATAAACAGGACATCACGGAGAGGGATTTCCATGTTACTAAACAATCGTGCTCGTGAGTTTTTAGAAAAGCACAAAGCGGGGCTTGAAAAGTCCTACGGGGTAAAGGACGCGTCAAAATATTTTGCGCTGACAGACCCGAAAGAAATCGCGCTGCGTTCAGCACTGATGGATTCAGTGGATTTCTTAAACATGATCACCTGCGCTGACGTTGACCAGCTTTCAGGCCAGGTTATTTCTGTCGGTAATCCGGGAATTTTCACCGGTCGCCGCAAAGACGGTCGTTTTATCCGTAAAACAGGGATTGGTGATAACCAGTATAAGTTATCAGAAACAGATTCCGGTGCTGCATTACCGTGGGATGTATTGTCGGTGTGGGCAAACGCAGGCGGAGAAAATGAATTTTTCCAGCTGATGCAGACATTTATCAATGAGTCTTTTGCGCTGGATATGCTGCGTATCGGGTTTAACGGTACAAGTATCGCGGCTGATACTGATGCAGAGGCAAACCCGAACGGTGAAGATGTCAACATTGGCTGGCATCAGATCGCAAAAGACTGGGAAGGCGGAAAACAGGTTATTACCACGCCGGTAACACTGGATGATAAAGGGGATTTCCGCTCTCTTGATGCTATGGCTCAGGATATTGTGAATACCTGTATTCCGGTTCAGTTCCGCAATGACCCGCGCCTGACAGTTCTGGTCGGTGCCGAACTGGTCGCAGCTGAACAAAGCCGCCTGTACAACGCCGCTGATCGCCCGACTGAAAAAATCGCAGCGCAGATGCTGGGTACCACAATCGCCGGTCGTCCTGCTTATATCCCGCCGTTTATGCCTGGTAAGCGCATGGTCGTCACTATTCCGTCAAACCTGCATATCTACACGCAACGCAATACCCGTCAGCGCAAAGCTGAATTTGTGGAAGATCGTAAGCAGTACGAAAACAAATACCTGCGTAATGAAGGGTATGCGTTGGAGTACCGCGAATTATACGGTGCGTATGATGAATCAGCTGTCACTATCGGTGAACTGACTGAACCGGTTGAAAAGCTGGAGAATGACTGATGTTATCACCCGGACAACGGCACCGCTTAAACGTTGAGATGCGGCAGCAAATCGAAAAGCAACAGGCAGTTGCCATTGCTGACGGTGAAAGCATGCATTTGCAGGCGCGGGCTGTTGACCGGGATGCCGCACGGCTCAAAGGGCTGACGATGGCCGAACGCACGGAGATAAAAAAGCGGGAATTCCTGCCGAACTACCTCCCCACTGCGCAACGTTATCTTGATGAGGGAAAGGTCTATAAAAACCCGATCTTCTCCTACTGTGTCGTGTGGCTGTTTGATGTCGGGGATTTCCAGCAGGGACTGGATTGGGCGGATATCGCCATTGAGCAGGGACAGCTCACCCCGGGGTTTAAAAGCGGATTTCCGGCTTTTGTGGCTGATACCGTCCTTGAATGGGCACAACTGGAAAGTGAAGCCGGAAACTCTGTTGAGCCGTATTTCTCGCGGACATTTAAAAACGTTACTGAGAAGTGGCGTATCCACGAAAAGATACAGGCCAAGTGGTACAAGTTCGCGGCTCTGGAACTGCTGAAAGGCGATAACACCGAAGCAAAAGCCAGCGCGATAGACAACAAAGAAACACTGGAACTGGCGGATGCGTACCTTGCACGTGCGCATCAGCTGAACCATAAAAGCGGTGTCAAAACGCACCGGGCGCGTATCGCAATGCGCCTCCGTGCCCTCGCCGCTGAATAACAACTACCGCAAGCCAAAGCGGGCGCGGCGGAGGCAATGCAGTTAACTGCGATTGGCCGCGGATGCCGGACAGCCCGCTTTTTTTAAGGATTCATGATGTTTGACGGAAACGACGGCGATTACCGGGAAGAAGCAATCAAAAATAACGGTTTCTGGCCGGATGTGGATTTGCAGGACTTTCAGCGGAGCCGCGCTATTCCGACAGACATCAGCGCCGATTTTCTGGCAGACGCACTGATCGCCACACTGACGGAGGTCAACGGCGAACTGTCAGAAGTACAAAAACAACACCAGGCAGACGGATTTGCAACGGCACAGGATGTGCCGGGTGTTTCCCGCAAAGGCCGGAACGCGCTGTGTGCGCAGTACCTGAAAGCGGTTTTTGCCAGGGCAAAAGCGGATTTACTCGGTGAGTACACATCCATTGTCAGCCGGGCGCCGAACCCGCAGCAGGAAAGCCCGGAACTGCGCCGCCGGTTGCTGGCTGAGTCCGCACTGGTGATCCGTAATATGAAAGGCCTGAAACGTGCCACGGTGAAAACGATATGAGCAAATTACAGCAACTGACTGATTTTCTAAAAAAGAATCTGCCGGACGGTGTGTGTTCCGTGGAATTCAGCAGCGAAATGGACAGCATTCAGTTTATCCCGGCGCAGCGTGATCTCGGTAATGGTCAGTACCGGATGCACATTCAGCAATATAACGCGGTAATCGCCTGGGGGCGTTTCCCGTATAAGCAGGTAGACCCGCGCTATATCGGCATTCTGATCGATGCCTGGCTGAATGAAACTGACGATATTGATGATATTCAGCTGGATTTAGACCGTCCGTCAATGGATGTCGATGTTAATGATGAACATCACGCGGTTGTGGTTGTTGAATTGCAGCTTGCCGAGAACGTCAGCATGCGTGAAGACAAAAAAGGCATTGTGCCGATGGACGGCAAGCGCTGGACATTGTGTGAGCCGGAACACTGGATTGCCGAAGATGCTGAAATTACCGGGTCCCGGCAATGATATCAGGCGGTCTGGATCCGGCGCAGTTTAAAAAGTTACAGGAAACCCTGAAACGGCTGGACTTACCACAGAAAAAGCGCCAGCGCCTGTTATGGCGGATTGCGAAATACGGCGTGATAGCAGCAGCAAAACGCAACGTGAGAAACCAGCAGACTCCGGACGGTCAGCCGTGGGATCCGCGTAAGGGCAACTGGCGTAAAAAGATGCTGCGCAATATGCCGAAATTGCTGCACATCAGGGAAATACCGGAAACAGAAAGCGTCCGCATCTACCTGAAAGGCGGTAAATACCGCAACGGTAAAAAGGATATTCCCGCCGGGGTTGTTGGGTACTCACAACAGCACGGTATGAGTGTCAGCATCAGTAAAAGCAGCTTTAAATCGCAGCGGGATAACTCGCGGAAAGCGACAAAAAAGCAGGCTAAAAGGTTGCGCGAACTGGGCTATAAAGTTCGCAAGGGCAAAGGCTGGCGTAAACCGGCGATAAAAGATATCGAAGGTGCAATGAGTTTTACACAGGCGGGGCTGTTGATCCGCATCCTGAGTGATGAAGCACCGAAAAATTCATGGGCAATTGATGTGCCGTCCCGCGAGTTTTTAGGCATCAGCCAGGATGATTTTGAAAAAGCACTTGCCCGGCAGTTACAAGGGACTGGGTTTGGTTAATCAACCATAAGAGGGATTTTTTATGACATGGCCATTTGTGCAGGTCAATCAGCTGAACCAGTTGCAGGGCGAGACAAAAGAAGTCGAACGCACTGTGCTGTTTATCGGCACAGGAAAAACCAACACCGGCAAAACAGTATCTGTTAACACGCAGACTGATTTTGACGATGTGCTGGGACGTGATGACAGTACCCTGAAAAATATCGTTATGGCCGCAATGGCAAACGCCGGTCAGAACTGGTCCGGGTATGTGCATGTGATTGCAGAGGATGCCGAACCACTGGTATTTGTTGATGCCGTCATTGCCGCGCAGGATGTGGCCAGCACGGAGGGCTATGTACTGACGGTACCGGCAACAAAAGAAATTATCGAAGCCGCCAATACGCTGCGGGCAACACTGATCGCAAAATACGGTCGCTGGGTCTGGTCGATTCTGTCCGTGGACGGTACGCAGGAAAATGAAAGCTGGGCGGATTACGTTGCCCGCGTGACAGAACTGCAAAAAGGGTTTGCCGCTTCATCTGTGCAGCTGGTGCCGAAATTATGGGGCAAAGAGCCGGGTGTACTGGCCGGTCGCCTCTGTAATCGTGCGGTGACCATTGCTGACACTCCGGCCCGGGTAAAAACCGGTGCGCTGATCGATATGGGTGCGGAACGTCCGGTTGATGGTACCGGGAAAGAAATCGACCTTGCCACGCTTCAGGCACTGGAAAAGAACCGTATCAGTGTGCCGATGTGGTACCCGGACTATGACGGCCTGTACTGGGCTGACGGCCGCACGCTGGATGTTGAGGGCGGTGATTATCAGGCTATTGAGAATCTGCGCATCGTTGACAAAGTGGCGCGTAATGTCCGCATCCGGGCGATTGCAAAAATCGGTGACCGCAGCCTGAACAGCACACCGGGCAGCATCGAAACCCACAAAGCCTATTTTGCACGGGTTATGCGTGAAATGTCCCGTTCCAGTGAAATCAACGGCATCACCTTTCCGGGGGAATGCAGACCGCCGCAGGAAGGTGATGTGGTGATTACGTGGAAAAGTAAAACCAGTGTCGAAATTTATCTGGTTGTCCGCACCTACGAGTGCCCGAAAGGCATTACAGCAAGTGTGATCCTTGATACGTCACTGGAGGACGAATAATGAGTAAACGTATTTCCGGTCAGTCCTTTGATTTCATTCTGGACGGCGCATTAATTCATGTCGAAAAATCGACATTAAGCCTCACGGATAACACCGCCGCCGCACAGACTCAGGGTGTCCCCGACGGCTGGATTTCAGGTGATGTTTCTGCTGAAGGTGAGCTGGAATTCAGTACCAAAGCATTAGCCATTCTGAAAGCCAAAGCGCGGGCTGCTGGGTCATGGCGCAGTATTCCGGCGGTTGATCTCATGTGGTATGCCAAAGCCGGGTCAGAGGAAATGAAAGTGGAGGCCTTCGGCTGCAAACTGATCCTCTCTGACATTCTCGACCAGGACCCGAAAGGCGGCAGCGTGGTCAGCCTGAAGGTGAAGTTTGTTGTGACCAGCCCGGATTTTGTCCGTATCGACGGCATCCCGTATCTGGAATCTGAACTGACAGATAATTTAATCGGTTAAACAAGGATATATGTTCATGGAAGAACATAACAAAACATTTATTACGTTGTTGATTATGGGCGCGGTGATTGCGCTGGCCAAAACGCTGGCCGGGGATGAGCCGATTACTGTCCGGCTGTTTGTCAGCCGTATGATTTTGGGATCTGCCGTGTCGGTGATGGCCGGTGCGTTGCTGGTCTGGTGGCCTGATATCAGTCCGCTGGCCGTCACCGGCATCGGGTCGGCATTGGGTATCGCGGGTTATCAGTGCGTTGAAATGTGGCTGAAAAAGCGCGGCAGCAGGTTACTGACAGGGAAGATGGAAAAATGACACTCAGCGAAAAGCAGTCTCTTTTTACCGTCATGATCGCCCAGTTGATTTTATGGGCTAATGACCACGGTTACCGCCTCACGTTTGGTGAGGCATACAGAACGCCGGAACAGGCGAAACTGAACGCAAAATCCGGCAAAGGCATCAGCAACAGCCTGCACACGCAGCGCCTGGCGGTGGATTTTAATCTGTTCATCAACGGCCAGTATAAAACCGATACCCCGAGCTATCTGCCGCTGGGCGAATACTGGGAATCCATCGGCGGTACGTGGGGCGGGCGTTTCTCCCGTCCGGACGGCAATCATTTCAGCCTTGAGCATAACGGGGTGAAGTGATGATTAAGCAACTCGCACTGATCCTTACCCTGCTTGCAGCGGCCTTCGGTGCGGGTTGGTGGGTAAACGGGCTTTATCACGACAGTATGCAACTGGCAGTTGAACGCGCCGCCACCGCTGCCGGTGATAAGGCCCGGACAGAATCACAGGCCATTTCCCGCGAGTCGGCGCGGAAACTGGAAGAACAGTTGGAGAGCATCGCCAATGCTGCCCCCAAAGAAATCAGAACTGAAATTATTAAGCCTGTGTTTACTAATGTGTGCGTTAGCCCTGAGTTTGTCAGCATGTACAACGACAAAGCTGCCGCCATCGAGCGGGCTTTATCAGGAAAATTTATTAACAAAATGCCCGGTGAAATTGCCGAGAATGAACGGCCAGACGGGGAAAGACGTTAGCGAACCGGCAACGGATTTGCAGGATATGTACGGCAATTGTGCCGCACGTCACAACCAGTTGGTTGATGAGATAAACATCAGAAGGAACCTGAACAATGAGTAACCCAATCATCTTAGAAATCGCCGGTAAAGAAATTCATTTTGAGCCGAATATGACAGCCTATAACGGCTTCATTAATGAAATGGCCATGGATAACAAAGTCGCTCCGGCACATAACTATCTGAGCCGTATTGTCGTCAAAGAACATAAAGCCGACCTGGACGAACTGCTGAATATCCCGGGCGCGGCATTACAGATTGCAACATCTGTTAACGATAAGTACGCGCCGAAGCTGGATATCATCGTAAAAAACTAACAGCACGGGTTGATGCGATTGATCGCAATCATCTGGAACAGGCGGCAGCACTGCGCCGCCATTACTTCCCGCATGATAACGACGATGAAGAAAACTTAGCCCGTGCTGTCTGGCTGGATAACAGAAACTGGGATTACATGCGTATCGCTGTGGCCAACGGCATAGCGCTGGCGTTTAAGGGTGAATAATGAACTCACTGGATTTTACATTAAGCCTGATTGATAACGTCACCAAGCCTTTAAAACAGGCGGGCGCGGCGTTAAAAGGCTTTGCTGATGAAAGCCAGAAAGCCTTTAAACAGACGGCAATCGGTGCCGCCGGTCTGGCCGGTGCGATATTCTCAATGAAAGGCCTGCTTGATCCCGCGTTACAGATGAATGAAGCCCTGCAAACCGCGAGTTTGCAGGGGGTTGATGATTCTGTAATGAAAAAAGTCACCCAATCAGCAATGGATTTCTCGGCGCAGTACGGGAAATCCTCTGTTGAATTCACCAAATCCGCGCTGACCATCCGCAAAGCGATCAGCGGCGTGGCAGACAACGAACTTCCGCACCTGACCACCGTCACCAATACCACAGCGGCAGCACTGAAAACTACCTCTGATGAAGCCACCGCCTACATGGGGCAGATGTTTTCGCAGTTTTCCACCTATGCCGATCAGGTCGGTAAAAATCAGTTTGCCGAAGAACTGGCCGGGAAAGCGGTGTATATGTCGCAGACGTTTGGTACCTCAATGGGTGAAATCACAGGATTGATGGAAGGTGCCCGCGCCGCCGGTACTAATTTCGGGATCGGTATTGATGAACAGCTTGCCGTCCTGGGCGAATTGCAGCGGACACTCGGCACAGAGGCCAGCGGAGCCTATGAGGGCTTTATGACCGGCGCGGCGGATGGTGCGAAAAAGCTCGGCCTGAGCTTTGTTGATGCCTCCGGAAAAATGAACTCCATGCCGGAAATGCTGGAAAAACTGCACCAGAAGTACGGCGATAATATCGACGGCAACCTTAAAGCACAGAAAGAGATTGATGATGCTTTTGGTGATTCTGCCGTGGTGGTGAAACAGCTTTACGGTGATGTGGATGTACTGCGTAAAAATATCACATCACTCGGCGCTAATGACGGCCTGAAACGCACCCGGGAAATGGCCGATAAACTGGCTGATCCGTGGGAACGGCTTATGTCTATCTGGGAAACAATCCGCATTGCCGTGGGAATGACCTTACTGCCGGTTATCACTCCGTTAATCAACAAAATAGCGGAAGGCGGACAAACATTAGTCCGCTGGCTGACGCTGTTCCCGAATATCGCCAAATGGATAGGCTATATCGTCGGCGGGATAACAGGGCTGGCCGCAGCCGGTGCCGCGCTTAATGTGGTGATCGGTATATCCCGGCTGATATGGGCTGCACTGAAAGCGGTCTGGATTGCCTGCACCGCAGTAATGAAAATCGGTACCGCCGCTGTATGGCTGTATAACGCAGCTATTAAAGCATGGAATATCACCCTGAAATTCTTACGCGGCACCCTGCTGGCCGTCCGCATGGCGGCAGTCATGGCCGGAATTTCGTTTAACTTTATGAGCCTGCCTATCCTGTTGGTGATCGCTGCGGTCGCACTATTAGTCGCCGGTGTTTATTTCCTGATTAAGTACTGGGATGAAATCAAAGCGGCCATTCAGGACACCGCAGCATTTAAGGCAATGGCCGCAGTCGTAACGTGGGTTGGTGGCGTTTATGCAAAAGTGTGGGAGTGGATTGGTAAGGGATGGGAATCACTCTGTGCATGGTTCGGCAGTTTTTCACTGACGGAAACCTTTACCGGCATGGCCGACAGCATACGGAATATTTTCGGCAAGGTCTGGACATGGATAAAACAGACGTTTGCGGATATCTACAACTCCTTTGTTGAAAAGCTGAACTACCTGCCGGGCGTCAATATTGACCGGATGGAAATCAGCGACGGTACCGGACAAAGTGCCTCACCGCTGCCGGATATGGATGCAGCAACGGCGGCGGAAGCCTTCCGTCAGCAGCAGGTATTTATGTCTGCCTATCTGAATCAGCAACCGGCACCGCCGGTAAACAGTCAGCAACTGCTGACCGGCGGCCAGATGAAAGGGATTGATAAAAACGGGGTCGGCAAAGGTGTGGCGGGTAACACTACCATCAGTGAGGACAACAGCCAGCACATCGGCAATGTCACCTTTAAAGTGGAAAATATGCCGTCACCGCAGCAATTAGCAGAATACGAGATGTTACAGCATGGATAGCTTATACATTGATTTACTGATCACTGGTCGTGATCTCACCCTGAATTCAGGCAATGAGCCGGTACTGTGTGATAACCGGGTATCAATTGCACAAGACTGTGTTCACGCCATTATTGAAAGCGGTCTTGCTACGCAGCTGGTCGGTGAGCGCAGTCCCACTTTGCGGGTTGATCTGCGCAATCAGATAGAAATGCTGGTTGAAGATGATGAGCGCATTGTGCCGGGTACGGTCCGGGTGAATGAGGAATCTCAGGTCAAACTTTGGGTAACGGCAGATACCTATGATTTCGGCCGCATCAGTCAGGGAGTGGACTTATGAACAGACCCGATATCGACTATGAAAAAGTGCTGCATGACAGCGGCATGCCGGTTACCGAAGATGAGATCCGGGCGGAGTTTGAACAAACCGTTGCCGATGAGGGACTGATAACCAACACATCCCGCATGTCTCCGTTCTGGCGGCTGATAACAATCACCGTCATTAAGCCGGTTCTCTGGCTGAAAGAAGCCCTGGTCAATGTGGTGATGCGCAATATGTATCTGGCCACGGCTTCCGGTGTCTGGCTGGATATGTTCGCCTGGGGCGTAAACCTGAAACGTAAACCGGCAACCGCTGCCGCTGGGGTGATCCGTTTTTACAAAGCCGCTGGAGCGCCGGTGGTGACGGTACCGAAAGGCACGGTGATCCAGACAGAACGAATTGCCGGTGTGATTTACAGCGTCAGCACCACGGAAGCAGCAGAAATACCGGCGGGAACACAAAGCGGTTTGATCCCGGTGACGGCAGATGCCCCCGGCGGCGCTCATAACCTTGCACCGGGATATTTCCGTATTCTGCCGGTTGCCGTGGCCGGAGTTGAGCGGGTGCAGAATGAGGACGACTGGCTGACCACGCTGGGCGGGGATGCGGAAAGTGACAATGATTTGCGTGATCGCTGCCGCAACCAGTACAACCTGGTCGGAAACTACCACACAGACGCGGTATACGCGGGCATGATTGCCGGGATTGTCGGCCTGAGCATTGACCGGATTTTCTTTCTGCATGATGCGCCGCGCGGTCCGGGCACGGCCAATGCTTATTTACTGCTGGACAGCGGTGTGATCAGTCAGCCGTTTATCGACAAAGTGAACGATTATGTGACCAATCAGGGACACCACGGACACGGTGATGATATGCAGTGCATGCCGATGCCGGAAACCCATCATGATCTGGTGCTGACGCTGTTCGTTGACAACATCGCCAACTTTACCGCTGAGCAGCTGGAACGGCTGAAAAAAGAAACCGGCGATATGGTGCGCTGCGCGTTCAGGGAAAACAGTTTTTATGACGTGAAACAGACATGGCCATACTCGCGGTTTTCGTTCTCAAACCTCGGGCGGGAGCTGCACCGGGCATTTCCGGATATTCAGTCGCTGACATTCTCACTCGCTGACATCATCAGTGAACTGAGTGTGCCGCGCCTGAAATCGCTCTCTGTGGTGGTGAAAAATGTCTGACTTTCAGGAAAAACTGAAACGGCTGCACCTGCCGTCATGGATGGATAAAGGCGAACCGGCGAAATTACTTGCTGCGCTGCGCCGGTTCTGGTCTGGCGTGTACGGCTGGCTGACATGGCCATTACAGCAGCTGGACGCGGAAACCTGCACGGAAGGTTTGTTGGCCATTCTGGCATATCAGCGGGATATCCACCGTTTTAACGGGGAGCCGCTTGATCTGTTCCGCAAGCGGGTGAAGTTTGCGTTTATCAACGCCAAAGATGCCGGGAGCGTGGCTGGGTTTATCGCGATATTTGAGCGCCTCGGCGTGGGCTATATCGAACTGCTGGAACGTCAGCCGGATATTGACTGGGATGTCATTATCCTGCGGGTAACAGATTCACAAATCGCGAAAAACGAAGACCTGTTACTGAACATTATCCGTCAGTACGGGCGCACCTGCCGCCGCTACCGGTTTGAGGTGATTGTCAGCAACACGCTGAATATGAATGTCGGGCACATTCAGGGTGAATATATCTGCTACCACGCAAAATTACAGGAGCCTGTTTTATTTATCCGGATCGGCAGCATTGACGCGGAAAGCCGGTTCAGCAGCGCGAAACTTGAAAACAGTCAGGCTGATAACGCCGTGTATCACGCGAAATTATAGGGAAATAATTATGTCATCAGTTATCACAACCGATTTTGAGCGCTGGAAAGCGCAGGAAGCCGCGCTCGGCAAACCCGTTGCGCTGAATGAATTTGTTTTTGCCAATGTGCCGGGGCTTGATCCGTCAAAAGATATCAGCCGTGATGAAAAGCTGCCGCCGGCCGGGCAAATCGTGCACCGTCAGGCCGTCAACAAAGCCGGGCTGGCCAGTGAAAACGCCGTGGCCTACAGCGTCACACTCGGTACCGATGCGGGTGATTTTGTTTTTAACTGGATTGGCCTGATTAACAAAGAATCCGGTACGCTGGCCATGATTACCCACGCACCGGAGCAGCGCAAAATCAAAACCGTTGACGGTGTTCAGGGTAACGTTCTCACCCGCTCTTTCCTGCTGGAATTTAACGGTGCTGCTAAAGAAACCCAAATTACCACCTCTGCGGAGACATGGCAGATTGATTTCACCGCCCGTCTGGCCGGTATGGATGAAATACAGCGGCTGGCCAACCGCGATATTTACGGCGCAGCCGTATTTTTCGGTGATGGTTTCCTTGTCACCAAAGCCGCCGAACAATACCGCGTCACACCGGGAACGGCTTACATCGAAGGGCTGCGCGGCACACTGGAAGAAATCACCACCTTCAATAATCTGCGTGACACCAAAATTTACGCCGATTTCACCTTCCAGGGCAATCTGGTCAGCAAATGGCAGACCTTTGTCAAAGTCACCACAGCTAAAGCGCTGGCACATTATCAGGATGCCGCAGGTTTTCAGCATTATGTTGCTGTTATCGCCGAAATCGACCAGAACGGGAATATTACGGATAAGCGGGTGAAAGGCACGGCGATTGATCGTGAACTGGCTGAGCTGAAAAAGGATATTCCGGAGAAATATCAGCCGAAAGGGGATTATCAGCCTGCGGGGAGTTACGTTACTACGGCTAATTTCAGTCTGGAACTGAATAAAAAGATTGATAAGGCCAGTATTTCCGATGTGATGGGCAATGACCGAAATAAAGTACCTTCATTGGACTTATTTTCAACAAAAATCGGCGGTTTGAGTTCTGACCTGTCGACAAAATTTGATAAAACCGGTGGGAAGATTTCCGGGCAGATAGATATCGAGGCACCAGGAGGACGAGTTCAAACGCTAAAAGCGAAAGCGGGTACATCGGTATATCAGGAACTGTATCTCCAGGATACTTTCGCTGCGTGGTGGGGGATTACCGCTGGTAACAAGCTGAGTCTGGAAAACAGGATTACAGGTAATACACTGACTATCGGGTCTGATGGTTTCAAAATTGATGGTAAAGATATTGCGCCGCTTGACAAGATTATCGGTATTGGTCAGTCCTGGGTTGATGTGACATCAAGCCGTGAAAATAAAGCGACATATATAAATCAGACCAGCAAACCGATAGTTGTTTACATTGAATCAAACAGAACTGGATCTTTTTCAGGAACTCCGGCTCCTTTCAGTATTGATATTGTTGTGAATAATATCCGTGTTGCTTACAGATGGACGAATGTTGATGAGGTTATTTCTCTGAGCGCAGTAGTTCCTCCGGGAGCTAGTTATAGTTGCCGGGGGGGTTGGGGTACTGAGCAAATATGGGGAGTTATATCAGCATGGAAGGAATTAAGATGAATATGAAGTTTTACAAAGATAAAGATAACATTGTTTATTCACTTTATGACGATGGTGTTGAGCCAAAAAAATGGCTGAATGTGGATGCCACGGAAATATCACGGAATGAGGCCTTAAAATTGTTAAAACCCATAATGACCAGGGAACAACTGGTAGTTCAGGCTGAGTATGAAAAGCAATCCAGAGTCACCGAAGCCAACCAAAAAACCCAACTCTGGCAGACACAGCTAATGCTCGGCATCATCACCGATGAAGACAAAGCCAGCCTCACAGAGTGGATGCTGTACGTGCAAAAAGTCCAGGCGGTAGACACCTCCGCTGCCCCGGATATCCTCTGGCCGGAGAAACCGGAATGAGTGCCCCGCGCTGGCACCGACAAAACATGAGTATGGCGGCAGATATGCCGCCGATCACCTGTTCGATACTGCCGGTGCATCCGTTTGTTTATGGTGTTGGCCAGACCAACGACTCCGGCAGCTATTTAAGCCCGGTCAACGCGGTGAATTATATCGCCGGAAAACTTGCCGGGGCCGGTCAGATATCGGTACTGGTGCTGATGGTCACCGGCAAAACCTTTGCGGAATTTATGCAGTCACTTTCGGCATTTTCGGCGGTTTTCCCGCTGCCGGTATTTTCTCAGGTCGAACGGATGGCCAGAACGGCGGAAACACTGGCGACGACAAAAATGCAGTTGCCCGGCAAAATGGCCGGTGGTTTGCCGCTGCCGCAGTCGCTTTCCACGGCGACCAACCGCATGGCCGGAAATGCGCAACTGATTGAAGCGGCCAAAGCTGCCGCCGGTAAACCGGCCAGCCCGGACAGCCTGAAATCCGCGCTCTCTGATTTCGGCACCCTTAAAGACAACGCCCTGAAACAGATGGGTGACGCACTTGCCGGGCTGCTGGGTAAATCCGCCTCTGTATGGGCGTTTTCCGGAACGGATGATGCCACGGTGCTGGCCGAAAAGATGAAAAAAGACATCCCGGAGCCGGATGCCGTTTACACACTGGCTACCCTGTTCGCCGGTCACGAAATTGATGCATTAACAAGGATGTTAAGCAATGCAGACGATAGTCCTCGCCCTGAACGGCGAAGCGATCCCGCTTAAAAATCTGTCCGTCACGCCGTCGATGATGTTCCAGGACAAAGACCAGTCCGGGCAATCATCCAGCACCGCTGTGGCAGAGCAAGGCATAAAACCCAAAGAACTCCGCATCACCGGCATTCTGCCGTTCACGGAATCAAAAGCACTGACCCGCCTTTTTGCGCTGGCAGAAGCCAAAGACGGCGGCAACCTGAAACGCTACCGTGTGGCCAACATGACGGCCCAGGCAATTAATTTCCGGATCGGTACGTTCACTAACTCCATTGATGCCAGCAAAATCGAAGGTAAACAGGCGTGGCAGATAACATTCACTCTGCGCGAACACCTGTCGGTATCTGAAAAACGAGAGGCACGGGCAAACGGCAAAGTGGCCGCGAAAAAACAGGGAGCCGCCGCCGGTGCCGGTAAAAACGGAAAAGCCGGTACCGGAGCGCAGGAAGAACCGGAAAAACTGACATGGTTTGAGGAAAAAGTCCTGAAACCGGTTAATGACGCACTGGAATAACAACAATGAAACCCTTATTCAGACTTCAGCTATCCGGCGAAGAAGTTCAGGTCACGGACGTTAATATCATGCTGGAACTTTCCGCCGCCGGCCGGGGATTTGTCACCGTCAAAACAGACGCAGATTACGCCGGGAAACTGGTACGGCTGGATGCCGGTTACCCGGAATTATTGCTGCGCTACTTCACCGGCTATGTGGAACGGGCGCAGCCGTCAGCAAACGGATTTCAGCGTCTGCTTGTCCGCGAACTGACCGGCGTTTTTGAAAAGCCGTGGCCGTGTTCATTTCAGCACCCGACATTACGCACCATCACCGACTTTCTGCAGAAAGAATCCGGACTGACCTTTGAGGTTCCGGCATCCGGCTATGCCGATAAGCCGATCCCCCATTTCACCCACAACGGCACCGGCTATCAGTTGCTGGCCAACCTCGGCAATGTGTTCAGTATTCCGGATTACATCTGGCAGCAGTTGCCGGACGGCACCGTATTTGTTGGCAGCTGGCCGGATTCCCTGTTCGCGGAGAAGCCGGTTGAGATCCCGAATGAATTTGCCAGCGGTCAGGCAGGTGGTAACAGCATGACCATCCCTATGGTGCAGTCACTGCGCCCGGGCGTAAAAGCCAACGGCCAGCGGCTGACAAAGGTTAACCTCAATAACGAGGATATGACGCTGACGTGGGAAGTCAGCAGCGCAGTTACCGGGTCCGCAGCCAGAAAGAACCCGGTACAAAACCAGATTGATAGCGCCTATCCGGAGCTGTCCGCCGGGCTGCATCTGCCGAAGACGGCCAGAATTGTTTCACATACTGAACCGGTTGCCGCCGGTGATATGTCTGATCCGTACCGCCCGCGTTATGCCGTGGATGTGCAGTTGCTTGATGCTGACGGCAAAGAATCCGGTGCGCCGGTTTACAGCGCGGTACCACTGCCGTTACCAATGGCCGGAAGTGAAAGCGGCATGTTCCAGTTTCCGCCGGTCGGTACCGTGGTAGAAATCGCCTTTGAGGGCGGACGGCAGGATAAGCCGTTTATCCGCCAGACCCTGAGCCAGGGCAATACCCTGCCGGATATTAAACCGGGGGAACAACTGCAACAGCAGCGTCAGGAAGTATCACAGCGCATCACGCAGGATGGCAGTTGGCAGCGGCAGACAGATCAGACAATAAGCGAATCATCCATGCACCGGCAGGTAACCGCGGATTCTGAAAAACGGGAACTGGTCACCAGGGACACCACCATACAGGCAACGGATAAAACCGTTGTGCTCGGTACCGCCACATTACTGGCCGGTGCCGTCCAGCAGATAGCGGACGGCGATTACAGCATTGCGGCCAAAGGTAGCCTGGTCGGTAGTGTTGGTAAAAACATGGAACTGGCCATAACGGAAAATGCCACTCTCGAGATCGGGCAAAAGTTGGTTGAGAAGATTGGCCAGATACGCCAGAGCCTTGCCGGGCAGAAACAGGAAATCATCGCGCCGGTCGTCTGGATAGGCAGCCAGCAAATCAACGTGGCACAGCTGATGTTAGACACACTCGACGTGGTGAAAGAACTGGCCGAACTCACGGCCGCACACACTCACGCCAACACCGGCACCCCAAACAACGCCAGTGACATTAAAGGAACCGCCACCAAATCGGACGGACTAAAACAAAAATACAGCCCTGTAATAGGCTGATAATCTTCTGATGATATTGCCCGCAGACGCGGGCTTTTTTATGCCTGCAATATAACCGCACCAGAGCCACCACACGCCACGCAACACCCGCGAACACAAACCGATACCCACAAAAGAGATCACCCGGGCACACAGCGCCAGACGCGCAGAAACCGCACGAAGTAATCCATTCGACCACGTAAAACGCACTACACCGCACCCGCCTGCGGTTTTTGGATCAGAAAATTATTTCAGTTTTAAAATTCATCAAACCGGTACGCCAGACCGCGCCACTGCTGGGGCGTTGCAGATATCCTGCAACTGAAATCTGTGAAAGGTTTTTCAGTTTTTTACAGTCAGAAGATCTAAAAAAGGATAGCGATAAAAAATCAACGCATTGAAATGAAAGGAAATTTTCTATTTTACGTGAGAAAGAAAAGATCACCACAAACGCTGTTGAATTTAAGAAAGCCAGAAGTCATGAGGCTTAGAAGGAAATGAAAAACTGAAATTTAAAAGATAAAAGTTAATGTCAACTAGGAATACGGTAATATTAGCTAAAGAACCCATGTTAACCGCTTAGGAGATTAAATGTCACAAGATAACCGCTTAGACCCTTGGCTTAAAAGAATTGGTTACATCTCACAGATTGGTACATTAATTGTAATGGTAATTACAATCTTTTACACAGTGATCCCTTTATATAAAACAGCCTCATTAGAGGAATCAATTTTAATAAAAGAAAATGAACTAAAAAAATTAAAACTAAAAATAAAAAACTTTGAAAAAAAAGAAAGAGATCTATACATTGCAAACTATACAAGAACTGTCTCTTTGCATTGTACATCTTTATTAAAACCAGTTTTAGTTCCTCTCCCCTCTAGTATTGACGATGAAGCCTATAAAATAAAAGAACCAAATAATCTAAATCAAAATATCGAATCATGCTTAAAGAAATCAGAGTATACTGATATTATTAGAAATAATTTATCTGAAAAAGATAAAATTACATTCGATAAAGAATTTAATTTGTTCATTGATAAAATAGGTGATTTAAGACAGAAAAAAATTAGTGAATATTATAAGGCGGAAAGTGATCTAAAAGCATCCCCTAAAAAATTCATTACAGATAATTCTATAGATACCAGTACCATAGAATCACTAAATAATATAGGTAAAGCCTTAGGTGTCTCTGATGAAAAAATAACTAACCAGTGGATAAACTCAGTCCTTTCTCGCTTCGAGGCAAAACTAGAAAATGATATCCGCGATGAAATTTATAATTTTCGCAATATTGACTGGCAAGATAATGAGGAAGTTGAGTAA